GTAATGGGTAGATCTTTCAATATACGGGACTGTTGTTGATAAAACCCGCCATCCTCAAAAAAGTTAGATTGTAGATCAATAAAGTGTTGTAACACTAATGTGGCGTGTAGACCTATGTCGTTAGCAAGTTCCTTGTTAATTACCCAATATGCATGGGTACCTAGGATTTTCTTTAATTGCATGATTAATAGTTTTTAATTTGCTGAGCATTATTGCTCATAGGTTATACTATGTATCCAACAAAAAGGTTCAAAAAAACCACATCGCAAAAAAAGGGGGCGGAGAACTATTAAAACTCCAACCCCCATAAACCGCTAAAAAATCAAGTTATCTATGCAAAGTAAAAAAACAAACCGAAATCAAAAAATCAAAAGATATGTCAACAACTTGATGAAAAATAGCCCGTACATTCTAAAAACGGTAGCGATTTTGTATGTATTAAAAAATATGCGAATAGTAAACCACGTTTGGTCTACAGTTATATGTATCTAAATTATTTAGTTTCTTCTGGAAGCTGTTGCTTCTTTACTCTCCACGACCAAAAGAAGCCGATGAGTGTAGCAGCTGCACCAACAGCTTCGAGCAGTTCTGATTCAGTGAATAGTCCGTTAGTGACTAGAGCGCCACCAGCTAACGTCAGAGCGTGTCTGATGAAGCCGAGTATTTGTTCTTGTGTAAACATTATGCTTGTTGATTTTTTAGTGCTTCGAGCTCAGCGTATACCTTGAGTAGCTCAGCTTCCTTGTCAGCAATTGATGACCCTGGAATTTCAACAGTTTCTTCAGATACTAAAACTGCGTTTCCGTTCTCATCAATTGTAAAATTTTGTACTAATTCTGTTTTCATAATAATATTAGTTTATGTTTATCCTAGATATCTCCAGGCAAAGTCGATACTCATATCTGTTGATGGTCCCGCAGCTGGAGCAGCAGATAAATCTACTTGACCTGTTGGTAGTGCAAAAGTAGCTTCAGCTTTTTGACAACCATTACCTCTATAGATGCTGCTGTAGATTAACTTTTGATCGGCTATCCACTGAGACCATCTTTGTAAATATACAGAGGTATTATTAGTTTGGAAAGCTATCCAATATTGACCTCCTACTGCATCAGTTGGTAAAGTTATAGGTGAAGAAGACAAGTTGATAACCTTTGAACCATTTGTACTAACATCTACGTTATTAGCAATTGTGGCTACATATTCTGGCATAGTGTACGCATAGGTATTAGGTGCAGATATTACTCCCTTTTGATATGATTTGTAAAGAGCGACATTCATCAATGCACCAGCTCCACCGCCAGTTGCTACTTTAAAGTAAAAGTCATTAATAGATTCTCCTGGTTTAGCAAAGAATGGAATCCAAAATACACTGTTAACGGAGTTAAACGCGGTTGCATTTGTAGTTGAATAGCCTGATAGATTCCAAGGTATATTGAAAATACCAGTACCTAAAAATGGTGCAAAGTTTTGACCATATAGTGCTTCAGCACCACCGCCACCTCCGACAGGTGTAGAGTCAATCTGAAGTGCACCTGCTGCAGTAATGTTTAATCTACGTGCAGTTGATCCAGCGTCATTCATAATGATACCACCAGCTGTTGGTGTAGAATTGGTTTGAGTTTCTAATGCTTTGACTGAAACTGTGTCAGCTGTTGCTGCCGTAACTCCTTGACCGATGGCATAGGCTCCATTAGCAGTGGCCGACGCGTTAGAGCCGAAAGCGCCCGCGAACTCACCTGTAACTGAGCTATCTCTTCCTACTGCAACACCATGATATTTATTAGATGCAACTGTAGCATTATGCCCCACGGCAGTACTAGAACCTCCATTAGCGTCAGCATTATTTCCTAGGGCACAATCATTTGCATTATATGCAATACTAGAATTACCCACTGAGACACCTCCATCTCTACTATAACTATTGACACCTATGGCTGTACCATTTGGAGATTGATTTAATGCTGATGTTCCTATTGCAATTCCATTAGTTGAAAATGGGTTACTAGTAGCTCCATCTCCAAGTGCTATAGATTTATCACCAGCAGCATTTGCAGCATTAGTAGTCAAACTTGCAGCTGATTGCATAGAGTCTGTACCAGTTCCTGATTCTAAACCTGCAGCACCTGCTGGTAAACCAGTAACTGTAGCACCAGAAAGATCTAATGTGCCTGTAAATGAAGCTGATGAGGTACCTAACGAAAGCGTTGATGCATTTGCTAGACCATCTGTTATTGTTTTTTCTGTAGCACCGATAGCACCGCTATCTCCTGCTTTCAATAGCCCTTGATACGACGAGCTAATTGTATTTCCTGTTAATGGTGTATTTGCCATAGTATTGTTGTTGTATTATTATTCTGGTAATGATCCTGGTTTTGGTTCGAAATCCTCGAGTACTAAAGTAGAGAACCAGGGATAATCTGAACCTTGATATCCATCAACACACTGTTGTGAGATAAACCAATTATCATTAATATCTTGGACTGGATTAAAGTAGTCATCTACATTCCATTGTTGTCCTACTAATTGTTCTGCTTGTGTAGGTGTTATTCTGTATGCTTGTATCATCTTGATAATGTTGTGTTCATTGTACTCATAGCAGTGTATAGGTTGCTCATCTCAGTTGGTGTTAAATATTCACCTATAGTATAGAAGTTGTAACCAGCATCAGTCTTGCTTTGTGGAGTAGCTCTGTGATTCTCCGCTAGATACAAGCTCAAGGTACCTGCTGCAACTCCCGTTACACTTGTAGCTATCGATGTACCATCTTTATATAAAGCACGGCTTGAAGGACCAACTAGGTGATCTTCAGCAGTACCAGATGTAAAGCCAGTTCTAACAGCCGGTGTTGGAGTAGCAGTTAACCAACCACCAGTACCTGCTTGATAGTAGTGTAAAGCACCTGCAGCAAAACCAGCTATCATACCCCAGTCAGCTGTACCATCGTATGAACCTGTATCATATGTAAAGTTAGTAGTTTTAGCTACATTCATATTAAAGGAGATGTGGTTTCCTAAAGCTAAATTAGCAGTTGTTGGTACCCAGTGAGTATCACCGTTAGTGTCAACTCCATTAGCTTTAACACCTGCTGCGCTATGTGTCCAACCACCTGCAAACGTCATTCTGTATGCTGCGTCTGTATCTTGTGGATTCTTTAGGTTATATTTGTGTGTAGTTGCTGTACCTCCAACGAATGGGTAGATAACATGCATCTTGGTCCATATACCATATGTCTTGAGATCAGTTACTAGATCATCTATAGCTGTTTCAATAGTAGCATCAGTAATACCAGTTGCTGTCAAGAATGCTTGAGCATCAGGATCTATAGTAGGAGCTGGTGCCCATTCTCTAGTCTCAGCTTCCCAGTTTCTTGTATCAAATTCCCAAATAAATGGAGGTGGAGTTGGAGGTGCACCGTTACATTGATCATCCGCGATAGCGTACCACCAAGAACCGTTCAACGGTTGTGTAATACCGTAGTGATTTGCTAGTGCAATAACCCAAGAACCATTAACTGGAGCAGTTACTCCCTCTTGCACACAGAGCGCTTGTAACCAGCTTCCATTAATTGGTGCAGTTGCACCTAGGTATTGAGCTATAGCTGCAATCCAGGTACCTCCTGTTGGCTCTGTGACAGCACCACTCGATCTGCAATCAGCGTAGTCTCTTGTAACGTTTAAAATATCCATCAGTTAGAAATATAAATTTACTTTGAGTTGTTCACCTTCTTTAGGTAAACCTTCAATTTCTGTACGTTGCCATTAGTAGCTTTAGTACGTTGCGGAAGGGCCACAGTCTGTGCAGTCACCGTATTTCTCTTCATAGTAGTTTAGATTAGATTGACCTGTAACTAACCCACTAAAGTATGGGTTTCTCTTGTCTGGCATCATGCCGTCGGTACCTGGAGCATCATATTGTGGGAACATTCCAGGATTATCGTAGAAGTACTTGACCAACCTCTTGTTGTAGAACTCAGCTGTGTCAAGTATAGTTTGTCTCAAGAACTTCAATTCATCGAGAGTAGTAGGCGTGGTCTCTTCTGAGGTGCCGTTTAGGACGCCCTGGTTAGCTATCTTGTACTTGATCGAAGGTAACATTAGGTAGAGCGCGTACTGCATCAGAGTAGGTCCTATGTAGTCCTTGAGCAGCGTAGTCTCGTCAGAGTTTAGATCGTTTGCAACGATACCTGATTTGATTCTATCGTATAGTAGAGTACCTAATGAGTTTTGGATGTAGATGTCTTGTGCTTGTAGTATGTGAGGTGTAATCTCATTCATGCGCACGTTATCGTCCAGCTGTGTCCACTGCTTTAGTCTCTGTTCGCTAACTAGTAGTACTGTGTTTGACATATTAATCGATTGTTATGTTTTCTTGTTCAGCTGGATCGTCAGCTTCTGTGCCTACCAACATAGGAACTGGCTCGATCTCAAGTTTAACGTTGAGGCCATATAGGTTCAACATGTACCCGAAGGTTCTCAATATCTTCTTCTGCTTCGGTAACACTACTGTGTTCATAAAGTGTGAGTACGATGTTATGATCTCTTCTGCATTGGAGCTGAATCCAGCACCGTCCTTGATGCCAAGAAGTAGTGGGGATGTGATCCTGTGTGCAGTTAGTATGCGTGATGTGATACGCTGCTCTAATGTGAGGTAGTACTCGTCGTTGGTGGATTCGATTGGGGTAACTTGTAGTTCTTTTCCAGGCTCAGAAAATGCGAGGAAGAAGCGTCCAGCGTTATCTTCTCCAGTAAATGTATCCTCGATTTCGCGGTATATGTCGCGTCGTTCTTCAGGATTAGGTATTCCATTTCTGAACTGGACGAACATACTCGGTGCGAGGCCGTTGGAAATATTGGCATTGTGGAACCTTGACACCCTCGCATCAAGTTGAATATCATTAACGCCACCGATATAATGAGGTAAAGGATATACTTCATTTCCTGGCGTGTAGTTCTTGCAATAGTATATCTGAGACGCTTGATCCCCTTTCGTATCAGTAACACTAAATGCTGCATATTCGACTGGTTTATGTTTTCTAATCTGAGCCCAATCAGAGCAGTACCAGTATGAGTTAACTTTGTCTTCCTCATCAGGCTTGCCAGATCTCACGTTAGCAAACGGCAAATGATACATCTCTGCGATCCTCGTTCCTTCTTTGTTCCATATAACGTTGAGGCTGTAACCACCGAATATGGTATAATCTAATGATATCTTCTCGAATACTTCGTTGATAGTTTCTCCTTGTGAGTTGATGTACTCTTCACCCCACTGAACGATGCCTTCACCAACGATACCATCCTTGATAGCGTCGATACATGTGTGATTCATAGCTGACGTATCGTATAGAACTATCAGCTCTTGTGGGTAAAGGTTGTCAGCTCCGAACTGCATCCATTCCTTTGACCTGATCTCTCGAATAACTGGCAGTTCCATAGCTTCGAACTGAGAGCCTTTAACTGAGTATAATCCTTCTGGTGTACTTCTCATAATGTGTTATTAATAATTTGGACGATAGTAGACTTCTGCTTCTCTATCTTCGTTTGTAGATATGTATTCTACTTCGCCAGCGCCGCCACCAGGCTCTGTGATGATCTTGACTATGTCTTGGTGAAAGATGATGTCAGGATATGTGCCAGCACCTTGACCTATGTAGTATGTGTAGAAGCCGTTGTAGTGGCTTTCATCCCATCCAGTAGGGAATGTAACAGTGACTCTGGCATACCTATCAGTTTGAGATATGTCTGCTGCACTGTATGGTCCTTCAATCTCTTGCGAGTACTGGGACTTCAACCACACCTTCGTTGTAGCTTGATTCATAGTTAATGAAGGATCATTGACGTAAAAGCTACCGATATTGTTTTCAACTAAAGTTGTCATGTAAAGTTCATGTGTTTCATATAGAAATATAAAAATAAAACTATTTGTATTAGTATGATATAAATTATATGAAATACTATGTTTATCACATACCTGGCATTAAATATGGTGCAACTAAAGATATGGAATATAGAGCTAAAGCAGGAGACTATGTAAATCTATATGGTCCTAATAGTTGGACTATAGTTGCAACTTGTAATACAGCAGAAGAAGCAGATGAGTTAGAAAGAAGGCTAAATATAGAAGCTGGTTATGAATGGAATGAAAGCAGATCATATTTAAATATGTTAGCGTTTGCAGCACGAGGTGGTAGAAAGCCAAATTGTGAATTTAGTGATACACATAGACAAGCTTTGAGTAGAGCTAAACTGCAACCACCTGAAATTGTAGAATTTGTTAGACGAGATTTAGAAGAATGTATTTTGAGCCAAAGAGCAATTGCTAAAAAATATAAAATCTCACGAACCAGCGTCTCTAATATTAGAGATAGAAAAAAAGGCTATTAACAAAGAAAAGCCACCCGAAGGTGGCTTCTCATGGCAGAATTATATATAGACGTCGATTATGCCTCGACGATTGAACCTGTGACTTCGTATGAAGGTGAAGCTTCCATTCCTGAGATTGTGATCTCGTAACCATTGCGATCGCCATACGCAACACCTGATACTGATGTACCTGCTGTCATGTATGCACCTCTTTCAACGCCGACGGAGAAGTATTTACCGTTATTGTCTTTGAACACTACAACCATGTTAGTTGCTTGTGCCATCAACAAGATCTGGTCTCTCTTCGTAGCTTCCATCTTGTTAAAGACGAGCGTTAGAGCCTGATCATAGAATACAGTTGAGTTCTCTTGTGATACGTTGATAGTTTCGGTGAATGAACTAGTTTGTCTAGGAACTTCAAATTCAAAGAAATCTGCAGGCGTCAGTGCTGAACCACCGACTGTGATAGCCGTGATGGTGCCAGCTGCTTCTGTGATTGATTGAACTGGGCCATTCGCGATAAAGATCTTGTCAATACCTGAGTTGCCGTCATTGCAATCTAGGGTTATACCCCCGGTGAGATTACTGCAAGCCATGTTATTTCTTGTTTATTTTTAGTTTCTAGATTACGCTAGGCCGTTTGTACCGAATACGTTTACTTGGTGTACTGCAACGCCGAGTCTCCACTTCGCGATGAACTTGACAGTGTCTTCACCTGCGTCCCAGAAGAATTTCATGGAACTTGCATCGTCCTCAAGGCCAGTGCCTGCAACGATGAACTCAGCAGGACCTGCACATACGTAGTCAGAACCGATGAGACCAGAAGTCTTGACAACTTTGATGTTTGCACCTGGCAACTCAAGAGTTCTACCGTCACCTTGATCGTAGTGGTAGTAGTTCTGAGCAACAAGAGCTCTACGTAGAGTGTTGAATGCAGCTGGAGAAACGATCATGATCAAATCGTCTCTGTCCTTTACTTCTTCTGCAACTGCGTCGAAGATATTCAAAGCTTGATCCACGGCGTTCGCTGTGGTCCAGGCAGCTGGAGTAGCTGATACAGTTGCACCTGCAGCTGCAGTTACTTGAGCTTTGATACCGTTAGCAGTACCGTCACCGTTGATTAGGAAGTTCTCGTTGTACTTCTTTACACGCTCAACGTAGTAACCAGCGATGATTTCTTCGAATGGTACGTTTTCTACGTTTGCTGATGGAGACATACGCTGTGACATCCAGTACTGACGAAGGTCTTCAGGGCAAAGGTTCATCTTTACTTGCTTGTCTCTGATAGTGATGTCAACTTGTGAGAAGTTAACGTCACCGCTTGGGTTCCAACCGCAAGCTAGGTCAGCAACGTTTAGGTCGCCGTCCATTAGGTTGATAGCTACAGTACCAGCTGCAAGGCCTGATCTCAAGTCAATCTCACCCATCAAATCGGTGGTCAAGACTGAAGTTGCGATCAAATTTAAACTTTGCTCATCTGTGTATGTAGATAGGGCTGTTAGGTCAAATGCCATAATTTCTAATTATTATTTTTGGTTAATTACTTTTTGTTTCTGATTGAAACTAGGTGTTCAAATCTGCTTTCAGCCACAGATTTTCTGTTTGCAGCGTTCTCTGCGAAGGTGTTGCTGACCTTTTTAGCAGCTGGTTGATCAGCTACTGCGTTAAATCTTTCAGTCAATGCAGAAAGCTCTTCTTTGACTTCAGATACTTCTTCCATGTATCCTT